TGCTCGGCAACGTGCTTGCTATGCTCGATCGACACCGCGAACACGATTGCGCGCTTGCCTGCTGCGTATTTCTTGAAGTTACCAATGACGTTTCCGACCACAGACGGTTTGTCCATGACCTTAGCCAAGTCATCGCGTTTGAAGTCGCCTGCCTGATTACCGACCTTGCTTACGTCTTCAGCAGATGGAGCGTACAGTTTGTAGTCGCAAAGTGCACCGCGCTCCATGAGATCGGCAACAGTTGGACCTTGCACCATGCTATCGAACCACTGGCTAAGTCCTCGCCCATCCAGCCGCCAGGGTGTAGCAGTCAGGCCAATGACCTTAGCGCGAGGGTTGGCGTCGAATATCTGCTGATACTGTGCCGATGCAATGTGATGGCACTCGTCGAAGATAATCAGATCGAACTTCGGCAGTTTATCCAGCCGCCGCGCCATAGTCTGCACTGACCCAACCTGCACCATAGCTTCGGGATCTTGGATGCTGCCACCCATAACTAGAGAATGCGGAATCTCCATCGACCAAAACGTGCGGCTTGCCTGCAAGATAATCTCGCGACGATGAACGATCCAAGCACAGCGCAAGCCTTTTTCGCTGGCAGTCTTAACCATGTAGGCGCTGGTGACAGTCTTGCCGCCACCAGTTGCAAGCTGAACCAATACAGTCCGATCCATAGAACGAAACTGCGTGCGGATGTCCGTGATAATCTGTTGCTGATAGTCTCTGAGTTCGATCATTGATCCGCCCAATCCGTGCCGACTATTTCGGGAATAAATACCTGTGCCTTGATCGGCGTCGGCTTAGTTACCAGACGATGCGCGAGGCTGTAGCTATAGGAGTGACCGGTGTAGCTCTCGTCGTTGTCGCCGTAGATATTGGCCTGCGTTACTTCAGGCGGCGGCTCCCACTTCCCCAGGTTGTTTGCGCTGATAAGAGACCAGCACGCGACAGCGAAACGCCGCGAGACAGACAGCGCGGTTTCGATACCTTCAGCGACGCCCAGCGTGGGTGCGATCGGAGCGAGACGGATGGCGCAACCGGCTGGCAAAGGCCCCGGCATCATAGCGCGATATGCCTTTTTGCCTTCATGTAGGAACGTGCGGTGGATATTCGTGCCATGCCCGTCCACGTCATCGACCTTGGCGATCATCGCGGGCAGATACTCAAGTTCGTGCTTGGTCGCGCGTAGACGAGGCATGAACCGCAACACGGGCGGATAAGGTGGCTCGATGCCGCGCGATCGGAGATAGGCTTCAGCGAGCGTACCAGTTATGGGAACCGAAGCCGACCAGACCTCGCGCATATCCCGCTTGCACTTCTCATCATCGCGCGCCGGTTTCGATGCAACGAACGTCGCTTCGGGCAGCAACTCACGGACGCGATTAGCCGTGTCTGGAAAGCTCATTCCAGTGATAAGCATCGCTAGTTTGACGCCGTCACCCGCGCCGCACTGGTTGCAGATCCACGTTCCAAAACCCTCCTTGTCGTCAAAACGCGCACGATCCTTGCCCCCGCACATGGGGCAAGCGCGCTGCTTTCCATCAAGGAAGGTCGTGGGTACGCCAAGCAGTGGCAGAATAGAGCGCCATCGCCCCTTCGCCTGCTCGCGCAGCTCTGGCATCTTGCGGAATGACCCCCGCTGGGCTAAATCAGTCATGTCGCGCTCCTTACAAGCGTTGATAGTCGGACTGTGGCGGTCCGCATTTTAGCCCCGGGTCGAGCTAGTCTCCCTGGGGCTTTTTACTGTAACGTGGTGTTCGTGCGTTGCAAGGTTACAGTGGTACGTCAGTAGGACGCCAATCTGTCTCCCTGTATGCAACTACGTCTTCGGGGTCATCAGTAGGATATGCGCCCCATTCAAATTGCAGATGCCATACACCGGCCTCCGCTGCGTCAGTTTCGCCATTGCGCAAACGCACCTCGATAACTTGGTGCGGGTCGATATTTGGCGAACCCTCCCCATCCCACTTAATCCATGCACGTTCCATATTATCCTCCGTGGTAGCCTGCGCGACGGTCATTACCGGCTTTGCGTGGTGGCGGGGTTTCATTCCGTTGTTACCGGAACATTGGGCAACTTCATCCAGTGGGTAGGCTTACACCATAAGGCATAGGCATCGGTGTTATCGCATAACCAACCATATCCGATATACTCACCGCGACCAGTCCACTCACCAATGCATATGTATGCGCCAGCGTATGGGCCGCTAATCTCGCCAGCCAATGCACCGTAAAGCAAAAGGCTGGGGCCGTGCGGCGCAGTCTCAATTGGTTGCCATTCCATATCACTCACTCCCTCTAGTCAAAAAATCCCCAGGCACCGTGACCCCGCGTGATTCAGCCAACGCAGCAACCCGAGCGCGCCACGGCCACGAAATGCCGCGCGTGGTCCAGTGGTAGACGCTCTTGGTTGTGCGGTTCAGGTCGCGGCCTACGGATGCACAGCCGCCTAGTTTCTGGATTAGGTCGGCGTCGGTTTGGAGGGCGCTCATGCTGCACCCAGCGACGTTGCGGACTGGTCGGTGTGATCGGGAACTTTGAAGTTGCGAATGCAAGTCGAGCAGTAGCCAGCCGAAGTGTGCTTAAACCAGTCGCCACATACCCCGCACTGCGCGCCACGAGGATCGATACAAGGTGACCTTAAGCCATCCCACTCCTGCGACGTCGCAGACTGGGTGGCGAGGGCGGCGTCTGCAAGGCTTTCCCAATAGCCGATTTCAGACGGGTCAAGCTCTCCCCAGTCCATGCCCTGAACCGCGACCATTGCCCGAGCCGCCTCTGTAATGCGAGCGCCTCTGTCGTCCACCTCTTCCGCTTGATTGGTCGCAGCAAGAATCGCAGCCACAGCCGCCTTCTCGCCATAGCGTTCAAGGGTGCCCCTATCTCCGGGCTGGCAGTGTTCAAGGAACAAAGCGCGTGCCTGTTCCGGTGTCATTCCCCAGCCTCCCCATCATCAGCCTGTGCGTCGTCGATTTGGTCATTGTCAGCCAAATCACCGCTGATATGCTGCTCCAAAGCGTCTAGGCGCGAAACCGGAGCGGCGTGCTCAATAACCGGCTCATCGCGGGCGATCGTTTCGTCGCGGTCGAATTCCTCAACCAAGTCAGTGGACATCGGCAGGCGCTTGGACAGGCGGCGCATGACGGTCTTACGCGCCATCTCGCCCCACCACGAAACCCAAGGCCCGTTGCCCTTTGCGCGGCTGACTGCGCGGACCTTCTCGATTTCCTCCAGGCTCATGACTTCCAGCAGGCGCGACCCGTCCTTCAGGACCGCCGTAGCGTAGGCACCAATCGCCTTGCCACGCGGTTCGTTGAGCTTCGGCGGGTTGTGCGTCACGTCCTCGTCAAAGCCCAGCGTCCACACGAACTCGTCAAATTCATGGACCACCTGCGCGGACACCTTAGCCACGTCACCCGACTGGCGGATCTTCTTCAGGACACCGGCAATCATCGGCATGGCCTGCGCCTTGTTGCCGAACATGACGATCGCAGCCTCGCGACCATCCGGCAGCAAGCCGTCCTGTGCCAGCCGAACGATTGAGCCGAACAGGCTGTTTCGGTCTGCGTTGGCAAGGTCGGGATTGTTCTGGATCGCGGTCATTGCAACGCGAGTGAACTTCTCCACCGTGATATGCTTAGGCAATGCAGCCTGAAACTGTGGGGCCATCGCCGTGAGATTCTGGCGGATGACGGCGACGGGGCTGTTGTCACGGTTTGCGAGTTGGGTAGCCACTTACTTCTCTCCTTAGTAAACGTTAAAATCACCGATCAGTTTGGAGCGGAACTGCTCCCACCGATTTTCTTCGTATTCCTTGCGCGTCTTGCGCGCTGTCTCAGGTTCCGCACCTAGATTGACCAGTTCTGCATCTATCGCTTCACGATAGGCAATCAGTCGCTCGCCAGTCATCGGAAATGAGTTGTACCAGAGGCCGCGTAATTTCCAGATCCTCCAGTTGCGATCGCGAGCCGCTTTCTGTTTAGGCGATGGTGGCCGCAATTTTCGCAGTGGGTCGCGTGCCATCACACCACCTCCTTCAGATCAAAACGACGGTAGCCCTTGCGCCCCTTAATGACTTCGCCGGGCTTGGCTTCGCGGTCTGGTGTGTCCTTGGTGCGGTTTGCACCGATCTTGAACGACGGCAGCATTGCGCGCCCCGCCGTTCCAATCATCTCGATTAGCTGCGTCTTTGCCACCTCCATTTGCGTTTCTCCCTGATCTCGAAGCGCCTTGCCTGCCAGATAATTCATAGCGAGCTGTTCGGCGTCCAGATTGTCGCGGAGGTCGGCTACCTCGTCGGTAGGATCACCAAGCGACTCGACCAGCGCCTTACCGTCACGCGCATAGTCGGGCTTCGGCTCGCGACCAGCTTTCACGTCCTCCCAGAACCGCACAGCGCGCCGTTCGATCTCGGCATACAGTGCAGGCCGGAAATCATACTGGTGACGCTCCAGAGAGTTGCCGCCGACTAGAACGATAACATCGCCCCAGAGAACGCCGTCGAGACCCTGATACGTTTGATTTTGCAGGAGGTAGTTAAGCGGTGGCTCATCGCCCCACTTCTTGCGCTCCAGCCAATCCACCATCTTGACTTCAAGAATGCCGGGACCCCGCTCTGGGCAGATGGCGCGATGATCGGGGTGGCCGCCTAGCCCCTTGCCGTTCGTAAGGCGCTTAACTTCGCCACGGTCGGTATAGCCCCAACGTTCCTTTGCACCTTCGATAATCGAAGCCTCAAGCTTAACGCCCCAATAGCTGCGCTCATTCTCAGGGACGCCATTGACCACAGCATTAAACTCAGGCGTTGCGATCGTGCCGCGCTTGCGATGATATAGCTCAAATTTGGTCGTCCAGGGGCTTGCGTCGAACAGCGCGGCAACTTCGCCTGCGCCGATCACGCTTGCCCTGAACTTCAGGTCTGATTGGTCTTTCGTCATATCCGTTCCTCATCTCAGGAACCCGCAATATGGTCGCCATCTTGGCGAATGTCAACGCATAAAAATAGGCCGAACTAGCCAAGATTCCTCCGCTAGTCCGGCCCTGGGTTGAGGCTGAGGTAAAAAGGGTTTGGGTTATGAGGCGGGAGTTATAGCAATATGTTTTTGATTCTATCGGTCGCCAACTTGCTAAACCCTACGTCGAGTTCGGAGCAAACCCAACGGCGGGTTAGCTTGTTACAACACACTGCTGTTGTTCCACTGCCAGCGAACGGATCATAAACCAGATCACCCTCATTGCTGCTGGCATCTATCAGCCGGGTAAAAAGCTTTTCGGGCTTTTGCGTAGGGTGAATCTTACTTCTCTCGCTGGCACATGGCCAGACTGCGCCCTTGCAATGTTCATTGAAGGTAGCATTTTTCTTGCGACCAAACACGCATAGTTCAACACCAGACAGCCACATGCGCGTACCGTTCATCGGGCTTGGATTGGTTTTCTGCCAAACGCCTACCCGAATTGAAAAACCAGCGTTTTCTAGAAGTCTGGATATTTCGCTAACTTGCTTGAAACCACAGAACATATAAACCGAGCCAGAGCAGATTCGCCCTATTTCAGAACATAGAACCTCCATGTCGAACAAAGGCGAATCTGCCGTACCCTTATCCAGATTCCGCAACCCTCCACTTTTGCGGTTGACCTCGTTATACGGAACATCTGTTAGAACAAGGTCGACGGCATTATCTTGAATGCGCGCCATCGTGTCGAAACAACTTTCCGTGTTCCATTCTCCATATCCGATAATCACGCCGCCCTCCCCATCATCCGCTCCCGCCGCTCCCGAATCTCATCAGCCCGGCTAATTAACTCGTCGTCAGTAATTCCCCGAGCCCGCCCACAGATCCAGAACGCACCGCCCTGGGTTGGTACGCCCTCGCTATTGCAGCGGCACACGGGCCTATAACCCTCCCTCTGCAAGAACGACTGCGCCTCACCTGCTGGCGACGTATCCCGTCCACCGCCAATGTCGGTTACAGCGGTCTTGTAGCGGTCTTTGGTAAAGACACGGGTCTTCTCTGGTGCCTGTCGCGTAAATTCGACCGCGCGGACGTTGGCGCCCTTGTGAACCCGCTTCAGCTTCTTCTCCACAACCCAGCGGCGGATTGTCTTTGTGCTGGCCCCGTAGTGCTTCACCAGCCACGATACGGGATTATCCGTCCACATCTGCACGAAGTCGTCAGGAACAGGCCTTACGGTCGCCCTGGGCTGGCTTACGCCCTTGCTTAAGCGGTATCGCTCGACAGCATTGCAGACACGCTTACGGCCCAGCTCCATGCGCTTCGCAATGGCGTCGTAGGAATAGCCAGCTTCAACCAGCTCCTTTAGAGTGGCTAGAGATTCATCCGTCCACGCACGCTGATGAACCGAGATACCGCACAAACGCCGCCAGCGCATGATGGTGTGGCGGCCTATGCCGTACATAGCCATTTGCTCCGGTACCGTCTTGTGCAGGTGTTCGCGGAAGTCGGCTGGGATGGGGTTTTTGAGGGGGGTCATAATTCACCTGTAGGATTGCTGTTGAGCCAGCCAGCTAGCCACTGGCGGTAGGGCTTAGTGCCTTTTGCATACGGCGCTTGCGACAGCTTTCGACCGTCTTTGCGATCGTTTAGACCTTGCTCACGTGGAGTCATTGTGCGGGTTCTCATGGTCTATCCTCCCATTCATCAACGCCGGGACCAGCATGCCAGCCTTCGCTGTCCTGCCACCCCGCAGGCGCGTTCCAAAGCTCCCATGCAAGCCACGCGATGACGGCTGCGATTAGGACGTATGGTAGGTATTGGGTCATGCTGTTTGCTCTTTCTTCTTAGCTTTCTCTTCCGCATCCTTCTTAGCATTAGCCGCCATCGTAGCCCGCAGCTTAGCCCGAGCCATGCCGATAGCCGTCTCCAGGTCCATTGCCTCGGACGTTTGCGAGATATGCCCCTTGTTCGTCGCCATCGTCACTGTTGCCGACATGTACGGCGTTACCGCGTCGTCGGTTTCCTTGTGCGCGCCTACGGACACGATAACAGACTGCTCGGCGGGGTCGCGCAGGGTTAGCAGTAGTTTGCCGATTTCGTTGATGTTCATGCCATTGCCTCCTTAGCGATGCGAGCAATCTCGCTGCGTTCGTAAATACCAGCGGCGGATCGGCGGCGGTTAGCCTCGGACATGGCAGAAACCATTCGAGCTGCGGCTTTCTCCAGTGCTGCGCGATCCGGTCCGTATGCCAAGACCTGCGACTTATCGCCGCGACGTTCGCGATGACCGCTTTCCTTGAGGCGTACCGTTTTGTCGGTAACTGTGGTGATTTCCACGACGACAGGGCGATAGCTGCCGTTCCATATTGCGTAGTGGCCGGGTTGTAGGGTCATGTTGCTTGCTCCCAATACCAAACAGGCTCTGCTACATATCCGTAAGAGTCATCCTGCCAAGCTACCTGATAACCATCGTAGTCTTCTTCTATCCATGCGTGTTTTGCTTCGTATTCATTTCCGCAGCCGTCTTTTACTTTGGTCATGGGCATATCCCAATCACCGAAGCTATTGACCCATTCGTCGGTTATGACTTTCCACATGATTTTAAGCCCCCATCGCATCAAGGCTGCGTTCAAGCTTGCCGATCGTAACTAACGAGGGAACGTAGCCCTTGCCGCCTTGATTGCGCTTTATCCAGCGCGTGATGACCGTGCCAGAAACGCCCGCATCTTTGCACAAGGCGTAGAGCGATATCCTGGCGGCGAATGTGCGCTTACGCACTTGCTCCATGAGCTGGTTTCTTTCGTCCATGCATCGTTGGTAGCGTGTGTTATTTTGTGCGTCAACGTCAATTATCGTGTTGACACCAACCCACCCCCGCGCCCATAACCCCTCCAACAGCAATGGAGCAAATGAGATGGCAAACTGGCACATGATTAGCGTTCCGGCACGGTTCACGGAATGCGAGCGCTACGGCAATGCGGTGATTGCGATTTACGAAGGCCGCTACACTGGCTTCGCACAGCGCTATGATACGCGCACTTATGGAACGCGTGCTGAGTGCCGTAAGGCGATCGACGCAGCTATAGCGGAGAAGCTGTAATGCACGACTACGACGCCATAACCCGCGCCATCAAGGAGTTGCCGCTGGGGAGGCAGTTGCGTCTGTTAAGACAGGTGGTTGAAGCGCCTGACTTCCAGCCATTCACATCCGACGCGCTGTTCCTGCTGGACGAGGCGCTAGACGACATGGACGCGCAGGCTGTTGATATGGTGCGTCAGGAGGATTTGGAACTGCACGGGCCGGAGGTGATGTTGTGAGCGGCGGTGATTATGGTTTTGCGGGCAAGGTAGTGGAAACGCTTACCCCGGAACAAGTCCGCGTTGGTATGCGGGTAATGTCCGCTCCATTCACCATGCTTGAACTGTGGACCGCGTTAGGTGATGCAGGTGTCGAATATTGGTCACTGGCAGCAGCTTGGGGCCTCGCTTGGCAAGAACGTGATTTGGGCCGCGTTGAATGCCTTGACGTTAGAACCGGCAAATGGGCTCCCGTTGCATTAAATCAGACAGGTGCCGCATGACCCCCTCCCCAGAACGCATAGCCCGCGAGATAGCGGCATTTGGACCCGGCCTGGGCAAGATGCAGGCCATCAACCGTATTCGCCAGCGGGATTGGATCCTAGAACAGCGGCGTAGAGGAAAGGGAAAGTGATGCTCGGAATGATAACTGCCGCCGCACACAAGCGCATTATCACAGCTTTAGGCACCAAGATCGCTATCCTTAACTTGACAATCGATGGCCTGCACGATTGCCGCAAAAATGACGTGAAGGCTTATGCTCAGGCTTTGGCAAAGAAGGATGCAGAGATTGCGGGGTTGATGGAGAGGTTGCAGGGCCAGGAGGCTGTATCGGATTGTTTGCATAAGACCATTTGGCGAATGGACGTTGAGATGGCAGCAAGCACCCAAGTTCTTCGTAAGGCACACGCCCGCCTAGCCCCCTTCACTACACCCCGAGCCCGCGACGAACGTGGGCGCTTCATCAAGGATCAATGATATGGCTTATATTTATGGGATTATTATGTGCATTATCTCCTTGATCAACCGACACAATGGCAACGTGTTTTCCGCAGATATGGAAGAAGCTGCGTGCGCAATTTGTTTTGCAATTGCTTCTATCAAGCAGGAGCGCACTCAATGACCCGCATAACCACCAACGGACCCGATCACTACGATCCTCGCCCGATGACGAGCTGGCAAAAAGAGCATCGGGATGGGCCGCTGTGCGCCTCGGAAGCCAAGGGTGAGCATTGGGCTTGGTCTTTGTTGCTGTGGCTTGCAATGGCGCTTGTTATTGTAGCGGCAACTGTGGCATTCACCTGATTAGGGAGATTTGAGATGAAGAATGATGATACGACAGACCAGCAAGCGGTGACGGTTGCGCAGGAGGACCGGGAGGCGGCTGCGGATTTGTTCTGCATCGTCTTCCCAACAGACAAGTCGATAGGGAACGCTCTTCGCCGCCCCAACGCTGACGGGCCTTGGACGCAAGCCTTTGCCCGCCACCGCCTCGCCTCTGTATCATCCGCGAGTGCAGAGATCCCCAAGCCTGCCGAAATTGGTGGGTTGCTGGAAATGACCAAGCGCGACGTGGAGAAGGAAGGTGCCTTCTCGTCGACAATGGTTCGCGCTGGGCTACTCGTCAACATCCTGGACGAACTCTATGCCCACCGCGCGCGTTCGAACGCCGCGCTGGATGCCCTCACTGCATCCCCCGAACCTGTACCCGCGACCAATCAGGCGGGAGAGGATAGCGCGAAAGCCAAAGCGATTGCCGCAATGCGCGGTTACGTCGCGAGCGCGGGCGTGCCGTTGACCGAGTTCGATCCCGAGTTCGCGGTGCGGATGATGGGCGCGATGATGGTCAGCTTCCACAAATATGGGCGCGTCGCCGACGCCTATCCGCTCAAGTTCGATGCAGCTTCGGACGTTCGGGCGCGGATGACAAAGTACCGCGAGACGGGCAACCGGCACTACCTCGTCGATGCCGCCAATTTCGCGATGATTGAGGCGATGCACTCCGGACGCAAGGGCGGCTCGCAGTGGGGCACGAACGACGCGGCTGACAGTCCGGGCCGCACCACCGCCAGCGGTCACCGTCTCGTCCAAGAGACGAACGACGGGGCACGAATCATGGGCGAGACGATCCTTCATGTACCGGGAGACGAAGCATGACCGCGACCGATCAGGCGGCTGTGGTGGAACTGCGTGCCCGACTGCAAGCGAAGATCCGCGCAGGGCATTGCCTCGACGACAGCGAGGACGGCGACGTAAACTTCTGCGGCAATTGCGATTGGTGCATCCATATTCTTGCCGAGCGCGCCCTCGCTACCCAGCCCGCAACGTCGCAGGAGGGGGAGAGCATCGGCACAGTGCATATCACCGATGAGCATAACGCCGCGTTGCGTGCGGCTTTGCTCGCATCGTCTGATGAAGTTGCCACCCCGACGCCTCCCACCCTATCGGAGGACTTGCAAAAGTTGAGCGATCAGCTTGATGATGTAGACGAGAGCATCCGCAACGGCGCTTCAGCGTGCTCTGTGATGCTTGGTGCGACGCAATCCCAGTGGCTCCGGCAGGCTATCGACCTCACCTATCCGGGTGCAATCTTCGAAGAGTTGCGCGCCGCATGTGAGGCTTACGTCGCCGCATATGATGAAGGCACCGGCACGATCCACGTCAACAAGCAGATCCGCGCCGCCCTCGCCCGCGCACAGGTGAAGGCATCATGAGCGCCGTCGAGATATGCAAACGCTACGCCGAAATGTCGAGCAAGCGGGAGGCTGCTGATCGAGCAGCTGGTAACGAGGAAGGCGCGGCGTTCGAGAGCGGGTCGACGATCACCGCCATGAACCTTGCGGACCTGATCGAGCGCACCGCACCCCCAGCGCGGACCTATGCGGAAGGGGTGGCGATAAAGTTGCTGCAACAGTGGGAGACGGCTTGTGAACAGCACAACGCGTTACTGGATAGTGGCGAGGAGGTTACTGGCGCGAAAGTCAAGCGGTCTGGGAGCAAGTGCACGAACCTGTACTCGCAACTGACAACGGCGTCGGTCGCCGCCATCCGCCTCTTGTCGCAGGGAGAGGAGGCGTGAGCGATATGCCAAGAAACAAGAGCGAGGCGCGGCGATGGGTTCGCCTGCATTTCGCGGAGTATGTCAGCAACGCCGATATGGGTTGGGATGACGTGCACTGCGGGCCCTTGGAGTCAGTCTGGGCCGACGAGTGCGCAAAGATTGCTGCACGTCTCCGCAAGTCCGCCACCTCACGCTCGCAACACGAAGGGGCTGAATAGTCATGGAAAATGGACCTTTGAGCCAGTGGCTTGATGACCACTGCCTGCCTCGCACCATGGAGCAAATCCACTTTCGCGCTCTATGGCGGAACCGATATCGCATCCATCGTCTGACACGTCGTCAAATCGGCCAACCCTCATGACCCCGCCCACCAACACCGAGGGGGCTGTCACAGACGTGGCGGCGATTGCGAGGGGGCTGAGTAAGTCACAGCGATGGTTCGTGACCGCGCTGTCTGCGTGCTGGACCATGCCCGGTGATATCGGCGCGAACCCGAACCACGGCAGCAACCGCGACCATCGATTGATCGAAGCCAGCACCGATGGCGATGGCCGCGAATACCGCCTCACCCCGCTCGGCCTCGCAGTCCGCAACCACCTCACAGAACAGGGGGGAACAGTATCATGAGCGCCCTCGCTCTCTCGAAAGGATCGGACGTATGATGATGATCGAACGGATGGGCCGATCGATGGCTGGCGTAGAGGGTGGACCCATGTTCTATGAACGCCTCGCCCGCGCTGCCCTTACCGCCCTACTCGAACCGAGTGACGATATGATCGAGGCGGGCAGAGACGCGGTCCGAGACGGTGCATATTACTCGGATGTTCAGGCGGCTTTCTGTGCCGCCATCCAGGCCGCGCTTGATGAGAAGGAGGGGTGAGTGTACGGCAAGCGCAAATCTGTCTTCTAGCTGCTGTTTTGGCTGTATCGATCGTTATTGCGCTGGTGGGGCCATTTGTTTTGATCCGTCCTCACACTCTGTAGCCAGCGGGGCGGCGCTCTACGAACACCAACCCCGCGGACCCTAGCCAAACCCAACTATAATCCGCCCGCGGTCGGTCAGTGGCGAAAGGCTTGTGTCGATTTCCCACGCTTCGATAGGCCGACACAGTTTAGCAGCAGGCGTGCGGCACGGCCTGCGAAGATAGTTTTTCCGGCCGTTGTCGTTAGCTGGCAAAACACCCTCCTAATCTTGGTAGCGGGAGCGAGTTTCGAACTCGCACTGTGCGGATTTTAAGTCCGCTGCCTCTGCCTGTTGGGCTATCCCGCCGCAGCAATCGCACACTACCACCGCGCGAATTGGGTTGCAATCATTGAAGCTACTTCAATAACAAGCTTCAATGACTAACCCCCCAACCGCTTCCCCACCTGCCGCATAGCCTCGTCCTCAGCCGCAGAAACCAGAGCGCCCTTAGCCGCATCCAGCGTTAGGGGCGCTTTCGGGTTTGCGGCGATCTTGGCGACGGCGGGGATTAAAACCCGCTTGGCGAGTAGAGTGGCTAGTTTTCCAAAGATGCTCATGGGTTTACTTCCTCGACAGAGACGGGATTTTGGGGCGTGCCGACTGGAGTAGCAGCCTGCTTCTCAACAATGGTGGCATTGCGCTCCGCAAGCTCTCCCCCACCCTTGGTGGCGGCATAAGCCCATGAAACCACGTCCTTGATGAAAGCACCTACAACCAGCGTGCCGAGCGTTTTGAAATACTCGTTCTCGCGCAAGGCTGGGATTGTGGCGGTCATGACGAATACCATGACGGTGAGGAGGAAGACGCCAATGCCAATCCAGCCTCGGGCATCAGGCCAACGTATGGCGGTCATATCTCGTTCTCCTCCACATCATCGGTTTCGGCTTCGATGCTGTCAGCGGACTTGCGCAGCATAGCGGGAACATCGCTAGCGTTCTTGTCATACAGCGTAGCTACAAGTGAAAGTTCCGGTCGCGTATTCACACCGCCAACGCCAAAGCAAGATCCGCCATGATGTTCACCCTTTTGGTCAGCCTAAAGTTAGGCTGGTATGAAGGCTTGGACACGGGCACGACACTAGCAATTCCAGTCTGCGCCCACTCTCCGTCAAAGAACAACGCCGATTCCTTCAGGCGCCGTTCCTTCAGGTCCCCACCGTTGAGATAGTGACCTTCCATATGATCGCGCGCTTCTTTGATCTTTCCGGCGAGAAACAGCGCAACCCAATCCGTGCGTCCGATGGCTCCGGTATTCCAGTGCCAAGACAGGGCCGCTGCAAATTGCGATTCAGTGAGCGCTCTGCCCTTGAATGCCTTGGTAACCTCGGGTCCGTACTTATTACGCATGCGCTCCACAGAGGCCTTCAGGCACGTCGATAGCGGTGCAGGCTTATCCTTGTACGGCAACGGATCCACGCCGGATGCAGCGGTAAGGCCGACGCTCCATGTCCAGACGCCCACGCTATCCTTGTAGGCTTCCTGGACGATAGATTCATGCTCTACCGTCTCCAGCACCACACGCATGGTCACTGAGCCTGCTACAGGGGCCACACGGGGCACTCCGAGCTTATCGAGAAGCGTGTCGATCATCGCCACCTCATCTGCGCTAAACCGCTTGTCATCGCGGACTGCGCGGATTGCCTCAAATATTGTAGCGCGCATCACAATTTCCCCCTAGCCTTCAAATATCGCTGCGCTTCCTGCACCTGAGCATCGTTCGCCCGGTCATGTTTCATCTTGCGAGAAACGAACCCTACGAAGAACAGGATGCCACCGAGCGTGAAGCCTACAGCGGCCCAGATATCGAATGGTGTGCCATGTGCGTCGTTATCGAGGATCACGGCAGTGGTCATCAGCCCACAGCCTCCCATCAACCCGATACCGATGCGCTCTCGGACGTTGAGCATGTGCCCTACGCGGGTTAGCGCCCATCCCAAGAGGATGCTGAAGAACATGCGTGCAAGAGCGCTTATCAGAACCACGATCGTCATTTTTCCTCTCCTTCTAGTCCGCCGACTTTCAGGATCTTTCGAATGATCGGTGGTATCAAGGCTGGTGCGGCAACTGCCCCTATATACGTGACGGCGCAAGCCGCGCGAATGGCGTCAATGTTTACGCGCATGATGTCCGCTACGGCCCACGGCACGAACAGCAAAGCAAACGCGATACCGACAAAAAGGCTCAACACCCTCTCCATGACGCCCATTGTGCGCCACGGCATAAACGCCAGAGAGGTAATGGCGCCTGCGAATGCAGCCATGATCAAATAAATCAAACGGGCGGTGGGATTATTTTCCCACATTGTCTACCTCCGCTCTAGCCAAAGACGAATCTCCGGCCAGTAGTAGGCGAAGGCGACGAATCCCACGCACGCAATTACCGATGGCGGCATCAATTCCCCCTTTCCATGAGATGGCAACCAATGCCGCTATGAATGTAGTGTTTAGTACATGAAAATACGCGATTTCGCCACTCTCACCTGACCCTGGATAAGTGAGATGTAGAACCATTCTCGATGCATATATTGCAAGCAACGCGGCCTGCCATTTCTGACGGCCTGCATACCAGATCGAAAAGGCTATCGATGCCATCGGTAGATCTACCAGTGGTATCAACCGGCTTTGATCGGACAGCCACAGCAAATTGGACGCAGCCCACACAGAAACCATCGCCCATGCCGAAAGCACCGCCGCCACACTGCCACTACGCATGGCAAGGACGACGGCGCCTAGGCACGCCAACCCGAACAGGATGGCGATGGGCTCCATTACTTGGACGTGGGCTTATTAGCGGGCTTCGGCTTGGTAGGCTTGGGGCTAGTCTTGGGTGGAACCTGTCGCATGTCATTCAATCCTTATGATTAAGAAAGTCATATATCAGTACAATGAATCATAATCTAGTCACTGTCCGATTAACCCTGCCGCACGTAGCTTTGCCAGCAGATCGTTGTGGTCTGCCAGGAGCGTGTTGTGTTGACCGACGAATGCGTTGAAACTTCCGACTAGGGCATTGAAATCAGACTGAGTTACCGTCTGCGTCAATGCCGTAGCGGGAGCCCCGGCGTTTGAAGCATTAGACGCGGTAGCTCCACTATCTGCATCCGAATCAGCCTTTACGCGCTGTTTGACGGTGTTCGGCACAGAGCCAAAACTGATATCGGCAGAGCCAAAATTGTTCTCAGCCACCACGTTGTCAAAGAACGCTTCAATAAAGCGCTCGTAGGTTTGCGGGCCGGAAATCCGGTTGTCGCTGATAGTCGTGGTAATAACGCCAGTAGCAGGAGGTCCAGTGAAGTGAATCGCGTCGGTGCCGACAGAGCCACCCGTGTTGATGTTATGCAGCTTGTTGCCGCTGACGTTGATGTTACCAGAGCAATTGAAAATGTTTACGGCAATAGCGCCATCTATGGCGTTACTGATCCGGTTACCTTCAATCGTGATATTAGAACCGGCATCTACGTATACCGTCACGCCAAGAGAATCGCGGAGGCTATTGCCGGTAATATCGACATTGGTAACATTTGCACCAATCGTGATACCACGCTGCCGCATACCAGTTAACATATTTGAACGAATGGCAATATTTTGGCTGGGAAATGCGGCGCGGCCACCGACAATAATACTGGCATTTGATCTAGAATCTAGATTGCGCGTAAGACCTGTAACACCAAAACGGTCAAGCATCTGGTTACCATATGCATCATACCGGATTGGCTTGTAAGTGCTATCGTTACCAGTGTTAACTAGCACGTTACCGGATATATTGATATTATTGCACCCGTAAGTATCGTACTCATCTTCACCGTAAGCCAGAATTCCAGCCAAGACAGGGTCATCAATGTAATTTCCGGTGATGCTTATGTTTTGACCGCCAACCGATGTTATACCTCGCGCATCACCGCCGTAGGTTGAGTTACCAATCACATTGATACTTTGATTGTTGGCTTGGTTAATTCGAATACCACCGCTTTCGGTATAATATGTATAATAACCAGGATATACTATCGGCGCTTCAGTTACAGGTTGTACGTTGGCGTGAGATGCGTAAGAAATAAGACCAATATTGTCGTCACCTGAATTATTTACGACGTTATCAGCGATATGAAGGCGATAAGATGGGATAGGGACTCGGTTCATCTCAAGGAATGAGCCGTCTAGGTTATACACTGGAGCGTCTGTTGCTGCCGCAGCCGTAACATGCAGGGAATCGGCAAGGGTGGACTCAAACCAGTTATTGGTAATGCGACCGTACTGACAACCACGCACCATCATCCCAGATGCCTGCGGGCCTTCAGCACGGCAGAATTGCACAGTGAAATGAGTAGCGCCACGGAGGTAAAAGCCTGCCGCTGCGTCGTCTGCACTGCGATCATTAGCGCCGATAGGACGGGGCAAATAGTGCAGGCGCGTGATGCCGTACAGCGTGCCGCCGCTGCCCTGCATTATAATCGCGCCCGTGTTGCGCGTGGTGCAATACAGGATGGAAACGCCGGGAATGCCGACAAGCCCTGTAGCGCCGACAATCAGAAGAGTCCTCGCGTAGCCAAACGTGCCAGCTGGCACGAAGACGTTGCGCTTAGAAATGGAACCGAAATTCAGGCACGCTTGAATGATGGCCCCGTTATCTGCAATTTTAGAATTGAGCGCCCCTGCCGCCATAATGTCAATTTGACGCCCAGCCATAATCCAATTGGATCCACCAGAATCCTTAAACCACCAAATATCCTTACCTGCGGCATAGGCGGTATCAAGAGTTCCAAACTCACCCGTATCTTTTTCGAAAGTGGCCTTGTTGCGATCAGTCAGACGAATAGTGTTGATAGACGGAAGTGTACCAGCGATATCAAGTGCCTTGGCCTGCGCAAAAGTACCAATATCGTTTACGTTGGGCCCGATTGGCCCCTGTTCCCCTTGCTCCCCGGTATCGCCCTTTGTCGCGTTCATAGAAACGTCAGAGATGCGAAACAGGAAAGACGTAGTGTTTGGCGCATATATATCGAGATGGTATGTACCGGGGTCGACGTATAGGCTTATATTGCCCAACTCGTCAGTCTTGGCCATGTTCTCAACACCGGATACGACCACGATGGGCGTACCATTTTCATCGGAAGAAAGCGTCACCGTGCTTTGTGTTGAACGGTCGATAACCCTCGCAAAATATCCAGAAAGGCCGTTCCCGGCTTTGTTTTCAATTTTGTCGAAGAAATGATACATCACTGGTTGCTTTCGTTGGTTAGACTAACCGTTATGTCTGCGATTGCCACACTACCTAAAGAATCCGTGCAAGTCACTCTTGCTATAGAGTCCTCAGTAACGCCCGATGTTACGGTTTGAGAGAATGATGTAGCGGCCATGTTAGGAGAATTGGCAGCGGCGGAACCACTGATGATTGTCCAGGTATAGCTATACGGTCCCAAACCACCAGAAGGCGTGGCTTGTGTGGTATTGGACGTTACCCGCGCGGGTCTGTTGTTCGTGTTGAGATTGTAGCCAGATACATCGAACGCGCTGACGGTCAGGGTGGACGTAAAGCGGGCTATGGAACGCCAAGATCCACTTCTGTAAACTTCCCCGCGCGTCAGATTGCGAACAGCACCTATAGTCGCCTCACCACGCCTAACCGTTCGCCAGTTTCCAGAGATGAAAGCGTCCATCAGGCGTAGTAGAACACAACAAGGCCCTCAGAGCCCGAAGGACGCGCGGAGCCTTCGGGCAGGAACATCACACGGCCATCAGTCTGCGACGCGCCAGCGTGGTGCAGATATGCACCTCGTGTGGAACGGAAGATATCGCCCGTGTAGGTTCCGCCAGTCGTCGGGACGTAGCCGCCTGTGGCGGGAATGCGATCATAGGTATCGCGCATGACTGCCGCGACGTACCTCAAGGCATTATTGAGACCAGCGGGCGAGCAACCTTCACCAACATCAACGCCACCGATGGTTACGTTGACTGAGGGCGTAGTCGAGAATTCAGTAGCAGATGGCATGTTACTTACTCCTGTATTCTGCTATACCATGCATCATGAGTTGGGGCATCATATTAGGTATCATGCTGAAAGGCATTATCTTCGAACTGTGGCATCAGATGTCATTGAGTCGCCAGAGACGAACCGCCAGCCGCCAGCATGGGCGCTCCGAACAGTCCGCCAATGCGCGCCCGGTTCGCTATGCCGTTACCAGCGCGGATCAACATATCAGGACGATCGAGCAGTGCAGCCGTTAGGGCGCGTTGGCCTGCACGAGTTCCACCGGCAGCAAGCAACCCAGCGAGGCCAAGCACGCTTCCAGTGCCCGTAGCAGCCCCATCAGTGCCACCAGCAGCGTATCCCGTACCACCAGCGCCCAACGCGGCAAGTCCCGCCGTCATGGTCGCGCGCCCTGCCGTACCGCTATCCGCAACCTTGCTAGTAAGCACGCGCTGCCCTGCCCGCGTCAGGTCAAAGAACGGCTGGCGGGTAGTGCCCTGCGAGTTGCCGAACTTCCGAGAGTTGGCAGCAGCGGCATCGGCAAGCTGCGAAGGCGCAAACACTCCAGGCTCACCGACACGTGTACCAACACGGGCGCGGTTGACAGCATCCCGCAGGATTTCCGTGTTGCGATATGCGCTGTTAGCCGCTTGATACGCTGGCATCACGTCGGGGGCTTGGCGGTTAAGCAACCCCTCTAGCGCGCCTTCAGCCTGCCGTGTGACGTTGCCGAAGTCTTGCCCGTAAGGCTCGTTGCGGAGCGTGGCGGCATCCTGTCGAAGCCCGCGCATTGACTGCTGGAACCCATTGCCGGTCAACCCGCCATTCGCGTCGAACGAATTACCGACGCGTGTGGGCAGGGTATAGGCCGCATTACCGCGCATCGGATCAGGTAGGGCCTGCCCCGCCTGTACAGCACCACGCATATCGCCAACAAAAGGCGCATCAGCCTGCACGTTCACGCTGTCCAAAGCCTGCGTATAGGCATCGCCAACACGGCCCTGTGCAACGTCGATACCTTGCTCACCAATCTGCCCGCCAGTGTTGGCATTGATCGGAGCGAGGCCCTCATCCATTGCCGCGCGGTTGAAACCTTGGAAGCCCTCAAGGCGACGCGCGTTGGTCATGGTTCCCACGCCGGGTAAACCCGTAGTAAGGTCTTCAGCAGTCTTCACAGCGGCACCCAAGCGCCCAGACTGCGACAAAGCCTGCCCCGCCGTCATAGGAACACCCTGCGCTCGCAATAGCTGCACGCTGGGATCCTGCACGCCGCGCAATACATTTGCCGCACCTCGGGCCAACCCCCGCCCAGCAACGCCGCCAGCCAGACCGCCAACGCCACCGCCAACCGCCCCCAGCAGTCGCGAGCCGTCTTCAGTCGAACCAGCGCCATAAGCCGCGCCATACAAAGCATCGCCACCTAGCGCAGCCGCACCAGCACCCAACCCAGCGCGCGCAAGCCCCAGCTCAGCACCGCCAGCCGCCAATGCACCACCCGTCACCGTTCCAGCAAGCGACGCCCCCGGATACTGCTGTCGAGCGTAATCCATAGCCAAACCGGACTGCCCGCCTGCGATATTGTCGAGTGTCCCAGCGGTCAAAGCATCTGCCGCACTAATCGCGTATGCGCCACCCGCCGAGTCAGCCAGACCGCCCAGCGCCTTACCGACAGCACCGCGCGTATCATCAGCCACCGGAGGCGCGAAGTTCAGCCGTCCACGCTTCTGAATAGCTGCGATCGTTGCAGGGTCGGAAAACGTCTGGAAACCGTTGTCGGCAAGCAACGTGTTCAACTGCTGCACCCCAGCACCACGCGTGTAAGCGTCAGACAGCTTCTTAGCCATCGCCACACCCGCTGCGCTTGCAAAGTTATTTCCGCCACCGGACCCGCCGCCCGTTACGCCGCCCGCAACAGAGCCAACGTCGTATCCTGCGGGGCCTTGGGGGGTCTGCGTGGTGCCAGCGCCGGGAATAATGGCACCCTGCGCCTGTTGCCCCCGCATCTGTTGCTGTGGGGCGCGCTGTGGACCGCCCATAGAATCCGCCATGCCCTGCAAACGCTGAATTTTGGCAAGAATCCGTGCATCGCGATCACCAGCTTGCGGAATATAAGGGCCAACAGCGCGAGCCACTTCTCCGGGGGTATTAAGCTGCGATGCCGAGAGGTTAAGAGCGGGGCCGATAAGTGCGGCAGCCGCGTTACCGGCATCATTCGCTAAACCATTTGCATCAGTGGGCAGATAATCAGTAAGGCCTGCCAATCCCTTCGTCTTTAGCGGGCCAGCGGCGAACGCCTTGCGCATCGTGTCGATAGCGCGCTGGAGGTTCTCGCGCTTGGTGACATTGGTATCCGGCGCCGCAACCTCACGGCGCGACTTCTCCAAAGCCAGCCGCGAAGCTTCCGCGTCAATCTCAGCCTTGGTCGTGTCAGCCGCCGCCTGCCGTGGCGCGTATGGAGCGCGAGCAGCCTCTATGGCAATCTGCTGTGCGGTCCGCTGGTTGCTTAACTGAGCGCCGCCCAATTCCACGCCCTGCCGCTGCGCCTGGACAGGGTTAGGCGCGACGACGCTTGCGCCCCCCTGCGGGGCAGGCGAGGCCAAAGAAACAGGATTGCCCGCTTCGTCTATGTTCCAAATGTTGCCCGCTTCGTCGCGTGCCTGCTGCTGTGCCATTATACCCCCATGCGCCGTAGAATATTATCGGCGTAAGCATTGGTTTTCGGTCCCCAGAGACGCCGGTTAGGGCCTCCGTGGTATCGCATTAGCCCATCGCGGACGTTGCCGGTAGCGTTCAGGGATTCCTCAAGATACCCCTGACCAAGCGCACGCTGATATGCTGCCGCCGCTTCGGACGTTCCCGACATAAGATCCGGTCGCCACGGGACACCAAGCTTCTTTGCGACACCAGCAGCGGTAGCGGGAAGCATTTGCGTCATGCCTTGCGCCTGCCCGTACTGCGTCATTGGCCCCGACACGCCCGCGCGTCCACGGCTTTCCTGCTGGATCAAATGCGGCAGGATATCACCGGACTGGAAAGGTACGCGCCCCTTGCAAGGGCGCACCTCCACCACCTAGCGGGGTGAGCTTGCCGACAGGGGCTTGTGGCGGTGCTTGCATGCTGGCATTGGGCCTTACGTACTGACCTCCGCCAGCGCCATCGGGGATGAACTGAGCGGGGTTGGCAAGCGTGGTAGCCCGCTGGAGATACAGCGCCTTGCCTTGTGGGGATGCAGGGTCGATACCAGCCGCCGACAGCGTGCGAGTAAACGTATCGTCTTTCGCGATCGTGGGATGCGCTGCCTCGTACTGCTGCTTACGCTCCCAATCCGTATATTCGTCCGCCCTGCGCCGCTGATACTGCGCCGCTTCTGCCGCCTGCTGCTGACGCTGCTGCAAGGCGGGCAGGAACGTACCCTTGCCGCCGCCCCACTGCGATAGCGTATCACCCAGCGTGCCGATGATCATCTTAGCGGTGGATGGCGGTGCATAGGCCGCGACAGGTGCGGGGACACCCATAGACGTTGGATCCTCAACAAGATCCCCCGGCGTCCGCCCCATAGGAGCCCCAAACAAGCCGCGTCGTGTCGTTCCTAGCATATCAGCCTCCCGCATACGCGCTAGCGGCGTTGCCCGCCATCTGCGCGATTAGAGATGCAATAGAAGGAGAGGATTTCTGGGTGGTGTTAGTATATTGCCCAAGAAGCCCACCAATCCCCGCGCCAGCACCCGTTGCTGCCTGCACAGGGGCCTGCTGCGACTGGAGAATGCTTTGCACGACACCCAATGGTGCGTACTGAGCCGAAGAAATGCCGCCCGCCGCCGATGCCGCCGAGTCCATGCGATTTCGCTCGTTCGTGTAGTCCGTATAGCGCAGGTTGTTCTCATTCTTTGCCAGATTGCTCGAAATGATATCCCCAAACGCCGAGCCACCCGTAAGGCCGCGCGTTCCGAGGGACGCTGCAAGGCCGTTCCTAACCCCGGCATTCGTTTGGTCGATCTGCCCTTGGAGGTAGGGGTTGCCCGAGTCCAGGTATTTGCCCGAAGTGACATCCTGATTGTACTGCATGGCCGACTTAACGCCGGGGTCGCCATTGGCGTAGCTCTCCATAAGCCCTGGAACCGCACTAGCCAGCGAAGAAGCTGTGGAGGCAATACCCGGCGCTGCCGCATTGTAGGCACTGGTGATGTTGCCCGCAGCGCCTTCGATAGCGCTACTATAGACGGGCTTAGTCGAGGTCTTGGACTTACTTTTCATTCTTAAGCTCCAGAATCACAAGCCCGTCCTCATATCCGCAGCAGGTCCAGTGAGGTAATAGCCGAAGCCAACCTTTACGCCCCCACAGTCTAAGGGATTTTACCTCGGAATGAAAGGGGGACGTAACAACCATACGCTCCAACTCTCGCAGCGTGGCAACTGTCATCTTGCCGCCGCCTAAACGAATGTCACAAACGCCGTCTTGGTCTACTTCGCTTGTTATGGTCATGCTGCCAGCATGCCATAAAGCGGCATGGCCGGTGGCTAGTTTATGCTCAAGATCCGCCAACGAATACCCCGCCGCATCAGCTGCTGGCTGTAGTTTGGCGCGGTCTTGGTCGGATAGGGTCAAGGAACATCCACCCAATCGGAACCATCATAGTATTGCAGCACGCCGCCACGATACCGGACATCTTCAGCCTGTGGCTTGCGGTTCATAAGCTCATTAATCGCATTTGCCACCAAACGCGGCCAGTCGAGGCGCTTGCTGTCTACGGGAACGGGCTTACTCACCGTCCACCGCCAGCGCTGTAGTCAACGTCTACGCCCTCGCAATAGGACCAACGCACCCCAGCCGCCACAATCATGGACAAAGCCATATACCGCCCCCGCGCACGGATAGGAACCCTACCCGAAGGCTGCATTCCCGACTCCGTAACGATGCCCAGCGCGTCCCCCATGCGCTGTCGTGCGTCGATGCGGATGGTAACACCGGTAGTGGCGTCGGACATGGGCGTAACGGACCGCACACGCGCCACCATAGGATCCGCCAGTGCTTGCCATCCCATAGTGATCGTAGCCGCAAGATTAGGCCCGGACAGCGCTCCAATCCGGTTCTCACGGTCCACCACATACAAACGCGGGTCGCCACCTTGGAACCGGGGATCATCAAGCGAATAGGGCATCGTATCGAGGTCTGGGTACAGTGTGCCCACCTGTTCCAGCGACACACTGCTTTCGTAGCCTGCAAACAGACCGGAAAACGGTATTTCTATCGTGCTGGCGCGGTCTATAACCCAGTTATAGACCCAGATACGACCCGGAACGCCTGGAACTCCCCACATGACCAAGGAGCGCTTGGGGTCCACAGCCGCCCACATTTTCTCGGCATCATCTTCGGATACGGAATCGCGGAAGGACTGATCGAATTTCTCGTTGCCTAGTGGTTTGAGCGCCTGCCCATCCTCCAGCGCCATGAAACCCCGGTCAGACCGAAAGAATATGGAGCGGCCTGCTTGCGCGATGCTTCCGCTGGAAGCGCACCCGAAGTTAGGCGTGATTTCACTGAAGCTAAACGGGGCTGTGGCATCTCCGGTCCTCTCCATGCGCACCAAACGGAACCGCTGAAGGATAACACCGTACTCGCCGCCCGCAATACCCTTGATTTCGCCACCGGTGAGCATCGGCTGGAACCCGGCTTGATCAACCGCAGGCGTCCACTTGGTGTGATCGTTGAACGCGGACCACGACACCAGCAGCTTGTCGCCATCAGACTGCGTGATGACTACCTGATCACCGACAACAGCCACGCCGTTGCCCGATGGCGCATCTGTCAGCGTGGAAGCCGTGCCCGCGTTAAGATCAACCTGCTTCGTTTCGACGCCATTGACTGCCACAACGAAATTGCCGAACTGCGTAAACCGCCAGCGGTCTGCAACGGACATGGCGGTGAGCAATGAGGTCCAGGTGCCGCCAGAATAGCGCGATAGGCCGTTAGCCGTACCCGCCAATAGGTATGCCGTGCCGTCTGTGGAGATAGCCGCAAAACCACCCTTGAACGTGGCGGGTAGGGGATCGGAGATGCTGGCGAGGGATTTTACCGGGCGATACCCGTCTGCGGCTGGCAGGACGTTGATAGCCGCCGTGAGGACTCCGCGCGGAAGCTGATCGGGGAGGAATGCGGGGAAGGGAAGGCGCTTGGTTGACATTACCCGGTATACCAGATTAGAGGGTGGTTATCGAGTTTCACAGTCAGGCAGGTTCGATCCCTGCTCGTTGGCCGAGGTCTGGGAGAGGAGTCGGGGCAGTACCGACCATGATGAAAATCATGCTAGTGACCTAGGAGATAGGTAGGCCCGATTGACCGGTCGTAAGCGGTCAAAATGCCGGGTTAGCTCAGTGGTAGAGCGGGAGTTTGAAGAACTCCGCGTCAGTGGTTCAATTCCATTACCCGGCACCATCAAACCCTCACCATCCCAACCTGCCGCAACCCCGTAGGCGTCAACGGAGCCGCCCCCCAGCGCGTGGAAATGGCGTTCTGTTTGATCGTTTCGGTCAGCGTCGCAACCTCCTGCGCCGCCTGCGCCATACCGTCAGCATCACGTTCGCGACGTGCCAGATGATACAGCACACCAGCAACGTACAGATCCGGGTGCTTGCGCAGAAGCCAGTTCGATACCGACGCGTCCGACAACTGCGCGATACGCTGGTAATAGACCATCTCGACAGTCACCAGGCCAACAGGAGCCACACGTAGGTTACGCCCCTCAATGGCATAGGCCTGTGGGCAACCCATAACACCGCCATACGCCGCCAGCATACCAGCGGGTGACATAGACCGCAGTCCGCGATCCGGTGCCGACTCCACGAAGATAAACCGCATTTCGTGGAAGTCGTCGGGCAACTGCGTCAGTTCCGACGTAATATCGAACACCAGCCGCGTTTCCATGTCGGGCGTGCGCAGCGTGCGGTTAAACTCCGCCTCCGCCTTGCGCAACGCCCGATCGATGGCCTCCTGCGAATAGTCGGAATCGTCCATCATATCCCGAATCTCGTCTACCAGCTCCGAATAGTTGGAGATGGCGCCGGGGGCGTAGGTTGGGATTGCTATGGACATATTTCAAACAATCCTAAGAATGAGGAACCCAGGAACCCGCCAAAGCCAAGGCATATCTTACGCCTTCATTGAACTGAGCCCGGTCAAACGTCAATTGTGGTCCGCCGAAAGGGATGGTGACCTCGATATAATCCGCAGACACCTTGGTAACGGGGTAGCCGAACAGTTCGTCGCCAACTTCGATATCTCGCATTATGCTGCCTTCCATCCAGTGCCAGAGAAATACGTCAGAGTACGAATACCGCCGCTAAGCAGGGGAACGGTACCGCCTCCTACCAACCCCGTGAGGTTGATGCCGAACAGGCCAAGAACGCTATTCGAGGTGACCGTGAAACTAGCTCCAGGCCATACATTCGTGACCTGCGGCGTGACGTTGATGTTCCCGATCAAGGTTCCGGTCAGGTTTATAACCGGTGCAGTCACAAGGGGAATAAGGCTCATGCTACCACTTGTCATTGCCACTGGCGCGGGCGCGTAATCGGTGCGCTGAGGGCGCCAGTAAAACCCACTAGCATCGCCCTCGCAGATCATTACGGTCTGAACGCCGCCCCAAAGATCACTGACCCTCCCATAGAACCCACGATACTGCGAAGATGCAGGATACGTCGCCAGCAGCGTTCCAACGGACATATACGCACCGTCACCGACAAAGGATGTCGGGATGATGGGCGGATTATACAAACCCTCAGGCATCAGGAGAACCTATTAACGGTGTATGGCTGGGTTGCTGCTGTAGATAGCAAGGTCAGCGTGCCAGCGGTTCGATCCGGAGGGCTGTAAGTGCCGCCAGCTACGATTGGGAACGATCCCGCCCCATTGACCACAGGCGTGCCCCACGAGGCCCACAGCGTGGCCGTTGAGGGGTTTAGAACCTCGGTACGCGTGGTATTCGTCATCACGATAGCGGCATTACCTCCGCTCGTGGTGATCGCGCCCGAAAGCGCTGAACTAACAGTGCTGGGCGGGCTGTGGAACCACGAACCAGTAATGTCTCCGGGCTGGGAAACAAGCTGCGTTCCGTTGTACAGATAACCCAGCGCAGCCATAGGCGCTGCTGTGGTTGAATCTGCATCGCGTGCCATGTCTAGGACAGTAAGGCCGCGTGCTGTTGCGGCGCTGAACTGGTTTACGCCAACGATCAACGCGCGAATATTGCCCCGACTGTCGCCATTGACGGGGTTGTTTGTGTTGTTCGTGTAAGTAGGCATAATGCTGGTCATCGTTCTGGCCGCAACTGGGAACGCCGAACCATCGCTGGCAGGCGTCACCGACTGCGAAGACGCGGCAGGCTGTGCACCAGAAGCGCCGCCCGCAATAAGCAACCGACCACGGTTATCAACCTGCATATCTCGTAGGACATCGCCATCACTCAACGTAGGCGGCGTCAGGTTGTACTTAGCGAAGTCCATAGATAAAGCCCTTTATTCTCACGCGGTTACCTAGCTAACATGTATCATAGTGATGGGGTGCTTTCTAGACTGTTATTGTCGTCTACACTGGATGCGTATGCCGCAAAATAGATGATAAATTTAATTGCAACGAATTAGGCCTTCAGCTTGAGATTGAACCCGCCCGCGCCGTCACTGGTCTTATAAACACGACCTGAGACCAAGCCAGCAGCAGCAGCCGCGGCTTCGCTCGCATAGGTTACTGCATTGCTAAGAATCAGATTACGTATGTAGGCGTTATTCCAGCGAGTTGCAGCATCGCCAAGATCGCCGCCGCCGTCTGCCATCGGCTTGATCGTGTAACCGACTTCCATGCGGTTGCCGTAAAAGCGAACGGCATCAAAAGTGTTGATGGCAACACCCAACTGAGACGCGCCAGGACGCCAAAAACCAGTCGTCGGTTCGGCATCAAACGCGAACGCGGGCGCAGCCAAGCTACCGGTCGGCATAGACCCTACACGGCTGATGACTGTCCCGGTTCCCGCATCGGAGATCGTGTTGGTCGTCAGGGCACCGCTTACGCTTGCAAGAGAATACAGAACTCTGGTGTTCGTGCAGGTCACATCAATCGAAACCAACTTGTATCCGTCGGCCGCCCCGTCAGTGGCAATATGCTTAGGGTTGATGACTGTTGCATTGTTGCAGTTCCGAAGATCGATTGGGTAGCGATCTCCTACTGCCGTGCCAGTATGAGTCTGCTGAAATCCGGATATTGTCAGGTCGTCCTGATCGCTGGCGATCAATGCTGCACGACCGCCGCCCACGTTGCTCACAATCACCTGACAGTCGGTGATCGTGCCATAGCGGTTTGTCCATTCCTGCACAGCACTGTCGGCTTTACGAAGACGGATTCCCCACGCCGAGGCAGAACCGCGCACGTCCACTTCGCAATCTGACACGGCGTAGTGCCCGCAATCAGTTAGCTCAATCCCGCACTGGTTGCTGTCGATGCTAGCACCCAAGGAGACATTGACGCCAGATACGATCACCGATGCGCAGTTCCACGCCTCGACGCCCCGCGCGCCGCCCTTGGTCTGCACGCTGGACATCTCGACCCGATCACCCTTTCGGATTTTTAGAGTCGACGAGGAATTGTTGAGCCCTGTCACATTGGTCGCGCGGATGAAGTCGGGCACTGCGCCAGAGCGGTTCGTCACATAGAGTGCGTGGCCAGGGTCGTTCACGGTAGCGCTTCCCGAACCGTTCTGCGCGTCAACCATGTCGGCTGCCTTAATGTCATCCAACAATATTGATTGTGGCTGCGCAGCTAGAAGGCCGAAAACTCCCCGGACAAACCGCACGCCGTCCATTTGGATAGTACCAGACTTTTTGGATATGTCGGTATAATCGCCAAGATACTCGACGTGCGTCGTAAAATCTCGGAACTCCACATTGCGGAACGATAGGCCAGCACCAAGATACTGACGGACCGCGCAGCACGCCGTGTTGCCGTTCCCCGCAACCCCAGTACCCGGTCCACTGCTGACGCCTTTGACCTCATTTTGAAGCGCGCCGTTCTGCGAATTGTCAAATGTTAGGTCGACGAAAGACACCGACTCTGCGCCAACCTGAGCAAACATTTCGATTCTGTTGCTCACGGGGGCTAATCGAGTAAGGCCCGGCACGCCGCGAATAGTTGTATAGGCGCCCGATACTAGCTTAAATGCTAACCCCTCGTTTGTACCGATGAGATTTTCGGGCAGTACGCCTATCGAAAGCGGCATAGGAGGCAGTTGAATGATGCCGCCCGGATTAGCATCAATCGCCGCCTTGATCCGCGCTGTGATCTCAACTGGCGAGGACAGAGCATTGATTTCGACCGAAGTGACAATCTGCCCTGCAAGGGTATTCAACGCCGGTTTCAGGTCATACGGAGGGGGAGCAACGACACCCATCAGGTGCGCTCCGTGATGCGTGCTGCGCCGTCAACCGAAGACCAGATGCCTTGCACGGCCCCCTTCCAATCAGTGGCCTCGTAGTAACCCGGCTGCGTCGTTTTGGGGGCGATAACGAACGTGTAGTTCGTCGCGCTGGCCGTCCCAGACCCTTCAAGGATATACAAAGTAGCGGCGCTATCATTGACTACCGTGTCGCGGATCCGATTCGCGCTAGCGGGCAGCAACGCAACGCTGGTCGCGCTGGCGGTCACGGAACGCGTAGTCGCGCTCGACGTGCTTGCGGGCTGGGTCTGCGCTGCATTAGCGCCAGTCCCGCTGGAGAACACCAGCCGACCCCGATTGTCCACCTGCATGTCGCGCAGAACATCGCCGTCGTTCAACGTCAGCGGTGTAGCATTATACTTGCCGAATTCCATGCAGGCGCACCTTGCTTGAGAAAACGGGGCACCCGAAGGCGCCCCGCTAGTCTTGGTTACAGCTTCGGTTCGTAGCTCGCCCGAATGGCTGCCTTCAGTGCGTCCGCATCCGTGCCAAGCGTGGCAAGACCGGAAACCTTACGCATGAAAGCAACAGCCTTCAGCGCCGTAACGGGGAGTGCGTCAAGATCCGCGTCGTCGGGAATCGACTCCTGCGAGGTTGCCATAACCAGAGCTTCCTTTTCAGGAACCTTCTCCCAGCTTTCGCCGGGAGTGGTATCGACTTCCTTGCCGTCAACCTTGACCTTGGTGGACTCCCAAAGGAACGGCTCGCCCGCTGCGTAGATGATGCCGCCAGCCTGGACAGCATGCGGGGCCTTATAAAACTGCGTCGTCATATTCAGGGCTCCTTATGCGGTCTGGCGGGCGGCAACGACGCCTGCGGTGATGCGACCCGTCGTCGGCGCCGTGCCAGCCACGGTGTAGTTGAGGCGGACGTAACGCTCGTTGGTGCCCGCCATCAGCCGGTCAGGAAGCAGATACTTCGCCCCCGTTGCGAGCTGTGCCAGCGTGTAGGCTGGCGACGTGAACACCGTAACCGGCGACGAAAACGCCGCGTTGTCGTCAACCTGAAGCGAGATGGTCAGCGAGGTGAGGTTGTTGAACGACTGCGTGACCGTGACGGCCATTTCCGCATCCGTACCGAAACCGATTTCGCGAACCATCGGGCTTGCGGCACCGTAAATGGTGCCGGTTGCGCCGAGGTCGATAACGTTGGTCGAAGCCGCCGTAGCGGTGATTGCCTGCCCATCGCTGAACAGGAGTGCGCGCGAGAAAATCATTATATATCCTCCTGTTAAGCCACAAGGCTCTCGGCGTTGATCAAAGCGTCGACCTCGCGAATTGGAATATTCCGATACACAAGGATCTCCTGCCCTGCCACGTCATCCGGGCGAAGCTGAACCTTGTCCGCATGCGTCGTTGCGCTGTCGAGAGCCTGAAGGAAGGTGCGGTTTGCGTAGATGACCGTCTTGCCCATCGACACCATGCCGCCGTTCTGGATCTTGCCGTTACGACGGCCCTGAAGCGCCCAATAGGCCTTCGAGAGCAGAGCGTAGGGATCGACCGTGCCAGCCAGCAGGTTCGAAACGTCGATGTTCGCGATACGGGCGTTGAAGCGCCAGTCGCCAACCGAAACGCCGACATGCTGGCGGAACTCTTCCTCCTTGCCGTAGTACGCATTGCCGATATCGTCGGTAACGCGCTGCTCGCCCTTGTCCTTGCGCGAGACGCCGCCCATCGTACCCTCAGGGTAGATCAATCGCGTCTGGTTTGCGCCATGGGTGACGAACCACACCGACATGTTGTCCGAACCGACGCCACCGCCATTGATGACCTGCGGATTGGTAAGCGTGTTGTAACGCGCGCCAAGGCCCTTGAAACGCTCCGGCGTGGTTGCCGTGTCGCTGTAGAAGAAGTTGGTCTGGACTTCCTGCGCGATCGACTCAAGGAACGGCTGCGCTTCCGACATGCGGACTGCGCCGGGGTTCTTCGAGATCTCCAGCAGGCGGTTGTCAACGAACGACAGGCCCTCAACGAAACCGGTCGTGTCTTCAACCTGCTGCGTGGTGGACTTGCTCTGCGGGATGCCCTGATAGAGCTTGCCCCACGTAACAGGCGGCAGGCCAGTACGCGTGGTGGTCAGATGCTTGGTGCCCTGGTTGCACTCGACCGTGTAGGCGTCCTGCATGAGCGGGTTGATGGTGTTAAGCGCCTCGATAACCGGTGCAAGGGCACGGGTGCTGTCGGTACGCTTGGCGAGGTCGATTAGATCAAGATACGAATTGCCGATAGTTGCCACTCTGGCCTCCTAATCAGTCGTTGGGGTAGAGCATCTTTTCCATGCTAATCGGCTGACCCGACTTGCCCGAAGAGGTGCCCGGTTTGATCGTGACCGGAGGAAGCTGCCGCGTTGGCTTGAACTGGCCATTGGGATTGCGCCTTGCAGCGTCCTTAGCGGCCTTGTGTTCGCGCCACAACTTGGCGTCCTGCTGGTCGTCATAGATAGTGCGAAGGGCCTTCAGCTCGTCCGCCGTAGCGTGATCGATCTGCGACCTGTCGAGCCCAATCTTTTCAGCCGCCTCGAAAGCCTTGTCAAAGAACCCGGTGCGGGTTTCCTCGTTCTGGATCTCGGGGATAGCCATCAAAGCCCGGTCGCGTGCGTCAACAAATGCCTGATCGACAGTGCTGGATGCCTCGCCACCGATTTGCTCTACTTCCTGCATGAACTGCGAGAGTTCAGCCTGAGCGGAATCATAATGGGCTTTCTGCGCCACGTAGGAGGCTGGGTCGGAATACGCCAAAGCGGGGTCAGGCGCATCGGGAAGTTTGATGCTCTCCACAACTGCCCGCAACTGCTGGCTATAAACCGCCTTCGCCTGGGCATCGGCCATTGCTGCGCGGCTTTCGGCTTCGCGCTGGGCGTTAGCTGCCTTGGTGGTGGCTGCGGTAACTTGACTGTTTCGACGGGCTTCTACGTCAGCAAGGAGGCGCTGGGCTTTGGGGTCAAGCTGCGCAAACTGCGTTTTCTCGTCCGCATTAAGACTGGCAGGGGCTTCGATGACCTCGGCGGGTTCGTCGTCCTCGTTCGTCTGTTGTTCGCCGGTGTCGTCGCCGTCGTCGTCCTGAGACTCTTTCGGTTGGTCATCCGGGTACATACTATCAATGTCGCTAATTTCCTCGCTCTTTTCGGGCGTGGCTTCAACGGGCGTATCTACGACAGCCTCGGTAGCGACCGTCGTATCTTCGACAGAATCGCCGCCGACTGCTGCATCATCTGCAAACTGGGTCATTGGAGTTTCCTAACTGCGGTAATGCAGTGTTGGGAAATTACACCAATGTTTGGGAATCTGCAACGGGTATTCGGTGGGCAAAGAAAAACCCGCCGGAGCGGGTTAGGTGCAGAGCCGGATACTTTAGGCCATTACTCCTCCTTCCCGTTAGAGCTTTTTCATTCCTCATGTCCGTTATTGAAATATTCATCGTTATTGCCGCCCGCATTCTTTGTGGGCGGAATGCCGAGAGCCGCTAGGGTCAGGCGGACAGCTTCACGGGCGCATGCGTAACCTTGCGCGGACTGATACTTGCAGGTGCCGTCCTCGTTTAGATTGGCCATAACCGCTTTGTTTGCGATATCAGCCTCGTACATCTCTTCTTCCTGATTAGTTGCGGGCTGGGTAGCGAATGATTGAATTTCGCGAGCCTGCGCAATCAGGCTGTCGACGACATCTGAACTGTCGTCATCATGGCTCGGCGGCGTCCACCCATCATCGCCAGTATGCGTCAATCGAGAAACCATCGATACAAATTCGGCCATAGTATCAGCCATCGTTCTTATCCTTTTACCCTGTTTCGCTAATTTCGCTTCCATCTCAAGCCCCCCGAGGCAACCGACGCCAAATCTTAGCATTCAGCGCCAACCTTTGGCGCTCCTTGCTATTTTCGGCGTCTTGCACGGTGTCGCGAGGGGCTTTCTGTGCCTCTAGTAGGCGCGCGTAGCATTCTTCGGCGGCGTTCACAGCCCCAAGATCCGCCGACGCTCAGGCGAAAGCTTCTCGATCTGCCGGGTGTACTTTTCGTTGGCTTCGGCAATGTTGCCGCCAGCAATGATCGCAGCGATATGCGCTCGGACGCCCTTAGACACCTCCATGGCGCGCGACAAGGCCTTGATCTTATCCGTAGCCCAAGGCTCAACAGACGCCACGTGCGCAAGCTGACGCAGATATGCCGCGTCCACCTCGTCAAACGCAGGTCCTAGCACCTGCATGGCGTTGGCGGCGGACTGGGCTTGGGCTGTGGTGTCGGGGGTCATGCAGAAGGATCCTCGGCGTGTTGAGCAATCGCCGCGCGGACAATAGCAACAATCTCTTCGGCGTCAGTGATAGCATCAAGAGTGGTCATGCCGTCGTGGCAGTTATTCCAGCCAGCTTGATACAGAGCCTCGACTACCGGATCGGCGAACGGTACGCGAGGAGAGGTATGCAGTTGTCTCCAACTAACTTCAGGCAACCCTATGCGGTTGACTTTGCGAATGGGTATTCCGTTATACTGTTCCATCTCATCTCTCCCTAAACGTCCGGCTTCCCAGCAGTAGAAAGCCCCATGACGTAATCCACCAGCAGATCCGCCTGCTCCATTGCCTCAGCGACCGTATCCGCGCCCATCTCGATCGCGGACGTTACGGCCCATTGGCGGAGGTCCATTTCTTCGGTCATAGGGTAGTCTCCGGTGGAGCTGGAAGGGGCATCCAGTGTGTTGGTGTTGACTGCAGCCCGTCGTGTTGAGCCATACGGAACCAACCGCCATCAGCTTCACGTATAATAGCCTGATTGTACCTACCACCTACCACTAGAATAGCTTGGCCATCATCGGGACAAGTCTCAATAGGTTGCCATTCGGCCATCTCAATCCTCCCAAGTTTGCTCCATAACCACTCACACCTAGGCGAACTATCACCCCCTCTCAGGTTAGAGGCCGTGGATGGATAGTCCGCCTATTGGGTGGGGTTGTCAAGGTGTTCAGCGGGCTTCGGGTAGGCAGCAGGATGCTCGCCTTTGGCGATTTGTTCCATGACCTGAAGCGACGGCATTGCAGTCCACACGTCCATCGCGTGAAAGCCGCCCACCTTGCCTGCGAAGTGAGCCGCCCGCGTATATTCCATACTGAAGCCGCTATCCCTGCAAACTCGGATGTAGAGGTCTTGGATAAATTTGCGCCGATCCTCGTTCATAACTGGGCCTCTTTCACCAACGCCCGCCGCCTCCGCTGCGATTCCCGCTCATGCACGCGCTGGCATGTTCGACAGCGGCCACCGGGGCGGGTGCCGTTGGGTTTCGTGTTTTCTGGAGTGCGGGGGTGGTTGCAGGGGAAGGTTTCGGATTGAGGCGTCAGCTTCTGGTGCGCGCTCATGCTGCTGTTGCCTTGGCGATAGCGGCGCGGAGAGCCTTGATTTCCTCCACCGCCCAATGAACTATTGGGCCACCCCATTCTGGCTTTGCGGCAGGTGGCGTCTGGCCATGCTGGAGGCGGTGCAATTCAGCGATTGCACTTTGGTCAGGGCACCCAGCGTCTAGCCATTGATGACCAGCTTCGGTCCAACCGGGGTGACGATCGCCAGCAGTTGCGCCAGCGGGGCGCTCTGGAGCGGGTGTGTATGCATAAAGCAAGCGGCGCTGCACCAGATCGACAAGATTGGCGTACGTCTGCTCGTCTGGCTCTACCTCTTGCAGACGTTCGTACAACCCCTCCGCTACAGCTGCATCAAAGCAGCCGTTCGTTTCGTTGATCCGCGCTTCGAGCAATTCGACGTAATCACGCAGGATCATTTCAGACCGGATGGTGCCGCTTGGGTCGGTCTCGGTTTCCAACATCATGATGTAGCGCCGCGCGTTCTCAGGCAGAGCGCTCCACTCTGCACCGGTCATCCTTGGTCGCGCGATTTCTTCCGTCACGTCCTGCGCGTTGGCGGTGGGAGAGAAATTTTGTGTCATTTGAAAGCCTCCATCTCGCCTCGATGAAGCCCTTATGAAAGCGCAATCAAGCGCCGTCAAGCGTCCAATCGACCGCCTTCTCGATTCTCACTCAGATTCGCACCATCCACCGCACGCTGCTGCTCAAACTGCCGCAACGCCATTTCCTGCTCGAACTGCATACGCTGCATGTTCATGTCGGCTTCGGCAGCGGCCTTCTGGTTCTCAAGTTCAAGCTTGGCGGCGGCTTCCTCGCGCATAAGTTGGATACGGGCCTCAGACTCCGCACGCGACGCTTCAAGCTGCATCTGCGCCTTTTGCCCGTCCAACTGCATCTGCGCCTGTGCCTTCTGCTGCTCAAACTGCTGACGCTGCTGCTCGATCGCCACCTTGCCCTCGGCCTCGATCGTGGCCGGGTCTTTCTTCTCGCCCTCTTCTGGTGCGGCAGACTGTGCCGGATCATTCACATACATGTTGGGATCACCCAGCGCGCTATCCGAGATAATCCCCGCCATGCTGTTGTAGATCTTGTCCTCGTCGACCAGCGAGGAACCCGCCATAAGCGCCTCCTTCTGCTGCTCCAGCACGAACATACGCGCCTGCAAACGAGCGTCCTTCCTGCCCGTACCCAGCCCTACACGGATCGTCATGTCCATTTCAGACTCAAACGACGACGCATCGATCTGCTTGAACTCGCCGCCAGTGCGGATAGGCTCGATTGCGCCGTAACGCTTCATCAGCCGCAGCTTCTTCTCGAACAGTTCCGCCAGCGCCTCGGCGTAGTTCCGCGCGACGTATTCCTCCCACTGTGCGCCCTGCTCGACCTGGATCTTGTAGCCCGTCGCCGTGCTGTTGAGCGTGTCAGCCGCAAGACCCTGGTTATGCCTCGTAACCCCCGTGCGAGCCTCACGCTCCCCCGTCATGAACTCCAGCGCCGTAAACGCATGTGGCGCGGCAAACGGCTGCGTCATGAACTGCACCGAGTTAGGCCCACGGCCACGGATAGGCGAACCCGGCACGATCGACAGAACGTCATCAATGGTGTTTTCATCACACTGCGACATGTCGATGTAGGGGCGTGGCGCGTTGGCGAAGTACAGCGCATCCATGGCCTGACGCAGCAGCACGGAGCGCACCCGCTGAATGTCCATGGTCTTGTCGGCAAGCGACTGCCCGACGATGCGGTGATGCATCGGGAACGGGCACCAGATGACGAACGGCTGTTCCTCGACCTCTTGGATTGACAGAACGGTATTACCGACGCGGTGCACGCAAATCAGCGTGTCGCTGCCATCGCCCATGTCCCAGCGCGTGTATTCTTCCTTGCGCCACACCTGCCGGTTGATGCCCTTGCCGTAGGATGTTTCGCTGTCCTTGCGTTCCCGTCCCTCATCACGTGCGTCCGACAGGCCCTGCGTGTCGTTGCTATCGTCCCACAGCACTTCGGCTTCGGCTTCGGTGATGCCGTGGTCCTTCATCAGCGCGGACAGCGTGCAACGGGTGCGATGCTGGATATACGCGGCATCGTCCAGCTCGCGCGCCTCAGGAGAGAAGCGGAATTCCTCGTTGGGTACGGCTTCGTCGCGGTACTTGGTCTTACCCTGAACGCGGCGACGGACGGTATAGAGTTGGTCAACTAGCCCGTCCGGACCCAAGAAATATGAATCGGGGATTGGTTCAGACGCAACGATCGTCTCATCCGCGTCTACTTCGGCCCCGCTAGCCTCACCCTCGACCATCTCGAACGTAGGCTCGGCCCACGTTTTGAACACGCCGGTCTTTTCCAGCAGCCCGGCCTTTAGGCAGTCATGCGCGATACGATACCCCGACTGCGCCCGCATGAACTGCCAAGCTACCAGCGCCGTTGCATCCTGTGCGCGGTCCTGGGCACGCTTGGAAGCCTCCTGCACCGAACGACGCCAAGCATTGGGATCCTGCTCTGGCGTCTGCTCCGGCAGATCCAGCATCTCCCGCGCCTCGAACTCCACCACCTTGTCCGACACCACCGTCCGCATGATCGCAACCGTCATGGCGTCCACCACCTCGGCAACGTCGCGCGTGACCAACTGCGAACGGCCGTCCATCTCATCACCGAACGGGCGTCCGTGGTAGAAGTCGAGCGCGATCTTACGATCTTCGTTCAGAGATGCGTCAAGCGAACGCATTTCCTCGCTCTGGAGGTAGGACAGCAGGCCGTCTGGGATAGTGGTGGGGTCGATCATGGGCGTCAGGCTCCGGGGGCGTTACTGTCCGTTTAGCATAAACATTGCGGCTAGACTACGCCACGACGCAGGCGAGACAGATCCATAGGCGCAGTCTTGCGCGGTTCTTCGTAAGCAACACAACCGCACCCAAACGCGTCTGCTGAATGGCTCGACCAGTCGTGGTCCGGCCCCAAACCGATTGATCGCTTCTCATCCCGCTTCTCATGATACCAACCCAACGCCTTCAACCCGGCGTCGCACTTCACCTCATCGAACCGCATACGGCTGAACAGCACACGCCCACGCTCGACACGCTGCATCGCTGCCCCCTTGCCCTGGTTCGGCACCACCTCCACCGGAAAGCCAGCATCCTCGAACGCGCGACGGTAGGAGGTGTCTATGACCTTCTCCTGCGTGTCGCCGTCGTGAGGTAGCCAGATCTTGCAGCGATCCTCTGTGTAGCCCTGTGAGCGCATCCAGGCGAGGTGTGCCCCGATAGGCTGGCCTTGACTTTCATAGTGGTTGATCCAGCGTATTTCCGTGCCGACGAACTGCGCGGCCCAGAATACGAAGTTGTCCGCTTTGGCCCCCGTGCCGCCGATGTCCGCGAACAAGCGGATGATGAGGTTGGGATCCTCGGCGACCATGCCGATGCGGCCTTCCTCGCGTGCCTTGGTCAGATGCGTTGCAAAGTATGCACCCTCGACCACACGGATGAAGTCGCCTTCCCAGATGTGGTCGTAGAGGTGCGGGCGTTCTTCTTTATCGCGAAGGCGAACGCGGTCTAGAATGTCGGGGAACCAAAAGTTATCACGCCAATTGATCTCGGCAATCTTGATGCGCGGATCATTGGTGTTACCAAAGCGCTTGTTGGTTGCGCTTTCCTCGCGCTCTCTATTCCACGTAAGCCAAAGCTCCGAGTCTGCTTCGCGAAGGGTGGGGATTAGCTTCGTCCAAGCCTCATCAGTTACCGGCTCGGCTTCGTCCACCCACGCAAGCTTAATGCGAGCCTTTGACTTGATGCTGTCAATGTTGCGATCAAGTCCAGCGAACGAATAGGAGATTCGCCCGTCATTTGTGCGAATGTATTTCTCGCCAATGTCAAAATGAGGAAGTAACCAGTCAGTTTCCCGAATGGCTGCTTTGATTTCCTCCAGAGATGAATCGGAAAGGGAATTCATAAACTGGCGACAACAAAGGATCATACCTTCGTCGCCAGCCTGCGACCACATTAACGCACGAACAGCGGACATCTTTGCAAACGTTCGGGTCTTGCCGCTACCACGGCCACCGTATGCGCCACGCACATCCGCTTCACCCGTAAACACCGGCACAAGCTTTTCCGGCATTTCAATCTGGGCTGTGGTCACTTTGGACTGACCGGCACCATCTCGATACGACTAGGAACGGCAAGAGATTCGCCATCAGGGCCGCTGAGTTCTTTGGGAAGGATAGATGCGACAATCTTGACGTAGTCGCCTGGGCGCTCGTCTCTCATGTCGATGATAGCCTTTACGCCGTTCTTGTTCCAGTCATCTAGAAGCGCGTCAATGAATGCTTCACCTAGTCTTGCACGCGCACCTTTGGGCCGACCAGCTGGATTACCAGACTGGCCGGGCTTAAAACGGGTGTCCCTGATTTCGCCTGTAACTTCAGGATTTTCCATATCTCTCATCTAACCCCAATCGCCCGAAGCATCAAGTCATCCTTCTCCGTTTGAGTTGCCCCGCATCGGGGCGTGGGTGGTGGGGGCTGGACCCAAGCTGGCGGCAACTCGCGCTAGAAGCAGTTCAGCCGCGGCATCCAGGAACGCGTCGAAATCACCAGCGCGGATCTCGTCGCGAGTCCGCTGGCGTGCCTTGAGCACCGAACCGGCGTGGCTATCGACCAACGCGACATGCCAGCCCTTCACGCTGTTGTGCTGGGCAGACCACCGTTTGTGCATCAGGCTGCGGCCTTTGTGCTTCTCACGCTTAGCTGCGAGTTCGATCGCCTCGTTCTCACTCATCGTCCCACTCCTCTATGAATAACCGGGCACATCATCGCCCCACAGTGCAGCTCAGGCTTGAGGGCGTGGTTCATGCGGAGGCGGCTGGGGTGGCGCTTGCTGGAACGAGGCATGCTTGCTCGCCAGTTTCAGGATTCCAGCCACACCAGCCGCACGACACCATGCCGGTCTGTTTGTTCTCCCAGCGGTAATCCTGAAACACCACCTCGTTGCAGCCGGGACACTTGGCTTTGCCTTGGGGTTCGTTGCTCATCATCCTTCTCCAATTTGCGATGTGTTGTGGGCGGGGGTGGTGGCGGGGGCGGGTTCACCGCCGAACGCGGCGTGTGCGCGAGCAAGGATATGCGGCAAAGGCATCCAGCCGACCGGCTTACCCTTGCCTCCGACGTAATGGTCGTGGGTCCAGCACCAGCCCGCGAACTGCCAACCTTGGCCCTCACCTTCGCCGACGTTGTGGTCGTTGTTATGGCCAACCGTGATCGCGATATCCGCATCGTCGAGCGCGTGGTCACCATCCTCCCGATAGTCTATCAGCAACATAACCGTCTCGTTACGACGATCCCATGTATCCATCGGCCGGAACACTTGCCGCTCGGCTGGCGGGATGACGGCGCAAGGCCGACCGCTGTTGTCGGTCAAGTCGTCGCCAACATAGTCGGGATTCACGCCAGCAGCGTTCGCAACCTGCTTGAACGGCACCCCGTACACACGCGCCAAATCAATCAGCACCGTGGCGCTTGGCCGCTTGATCTTGCCGGTTTCCATTTGGGACAGAAGGGCATTCGAGAATCGACCGCCGACCGCTTTCTCGACTTCCCGCAACGTCATACCCGCCTTTATGCGGAGCATTGCTAAGCCGCTCTGCTCACTCATCTCGCCTCTCCTCTATGAATAACAGGCGCCATCACCCGCACTTGTTTTGCTCGGCGTCTCGCTGGAGTTGGCGGCCGCGCTCAACCTGAGCAACGGCAAACTGCACCACGGCAGCGAAGCGATCTTCCGCATACCATAGCTCAGTCAATTCCTTCTCTGCCCGCTCGTACTCAGGATCCACCGGCTCCGGCAGTTCAGCACGCAATTCAGCAGCTTCCTTGCCAACATTCCATGCCGGTGTACCGGTAAGCGATGCCGCCTGAAGGTTGAGCATTGCCACGCGTCTAACGAAATCCTCCATCCTCTGCTCAAGCGCAGTGCGGGTGGGGGCTTCTGTCTTTGTGTAGTGGGAATGATTGGCGGGGAGGGCAAAAGAGGTAATGCCGCCATGCGTGTGTCCAGGATACGGGCCCCAGTTCAACTTAAGTGACTTATCGCATACCATGCCTTGAGGTTGGTCGGCATTCCACCACTTTACCAAACCATTGTAATCACCCAGCCACTCAGGCCGAATCCCATCAACTTTAATCTCAGGTCCGAATTCCATCTCAAATCTCCCTATTGCCTTCATCTCACAAACTAACGTATATGTCCAGCGTCCGCCGCGTTTCATCTCCGCGAAGGGCGCTTATGATCCGGGTTGAGCGGCTTCTCCCTAGCTGACGCTCCCCGGGTTTTTTGTGTCTAGCGGGAAGGGTTATGTAGCAGGCCAATCAACATGGCCGTCATCATAATACTTTTCCCCTGGGCATCCACAGAACTGGCAACGGACCATCACACGGTACTCGTTGTTGCCCATGTCCTCGACCTCGGCCCATTCGTGAGCGCAGGTATCCCAATCGGCCATCTCAACTCTCCCTATCAAAAACAACCGGCCACACCCCCGATCCCAACCGCCGCCAGAGCAACCCCTCCATGCCCTTGAAGCTAACCCCCTCCGACCGCGCGGCTTTCTCACGGTTCGCGCCCATGCGGGACAGAGCCAGGAGCTGGTGGTAGCGGTCGTTGGCGGCGGTGGTGTGCCCGGAAGGCATGGTTAAGCCTTGAACTTAGGCAGGATCTGCCACTCGCGACCATCCTGCACCGACACGGTTCCAATCTTTGAATAATCCTCATCATTGATCGGATGAGCGCACTCGCCAAACTCGCGCTTACCGACAAGACGATATTGCATAGGCTCGCCGTTATCGTGCCTACCATCGGCGTAAATCAGGCTTTCACCCTTGTACAAAAAGTAAGCCACGCCATCGACCAAGACACCGAGCTCCGCGCTGTCATTGACGATCCACTGCACCTTGTCCTGCGCATTGTGCTTCGCCTGTTCGGCGGGCGGCAGAAAACTCCAATCGCTCATCTCAAATCCTCCATTCATGCCCATACGGGCGGGGTGTGTGGGTAGCGTGGGGGCTAGAATATTCCGTAAAACCGGTTTCTAGCCCCGCTGAGAGCCTATTAAGCCTTGTAGGGCAGTGTGGTGGGGTTGAGCGCTTCCTGAGCCATCTCAGATGGCACCTTGAACCAATCCATGGCTGCGATTGCCTCTAGCACCCCCTTCCACCTTATCATCTTGGCAAGATCAGGTTCTGATTGAGGCGAACCGTCTAGCCGGGGCCTTCCGCCCCAAACTCCTGTGCGCGTTTTGGTTTCGATCATCTTAGCGCATGATGCCGCGTAGCTTTCCGGCGATCTGTCCTGTGAGTTTTGTTCAGGCGTACCCCACTCAAGATGAGCAGGGTTGACGCAGATTCTGTTATCGCAAAGATGGCGAGCCAAGCTTGGCACCCTGTAGATGATGCCCTTGATGTCAAAAAGATCCTGGCGCCCAGTCTTGAGAAGCAGGGAAACGCGATGCGATCCAACTTGCCTACCTTGGAATGTGCAAACTCCATACCCGCCACCACGCTTAGCGCCAGTCCATGGCCAGCAGGCATCCGGACCAGCCGACTTATCGACCTTGTTCCAAAACCTAGAAACAGATACTTCGTCAAACACAGCGGCGCTCCTATGCCGTTGAGGGGTGACATCGAGCGGACCTACCAAGAACGCTCTGTCACCCCGCTTATACACATTTGTTACGGGGCACGCAACTACCACCCCGCATTTTTCTCACCCGCGATGCAGGCGGAGGTATCCGGCTGCGTGGTCCGGGTTGATGCCGTATTTGGCCGCGAGCTTCACCGGATCCGCGTTGGCTAGTTTGGCGGGGTCGGTCTTTAGCAGGGCGATTAGGAAGGCGGTGAGCGGGGCGGTCGTCATACCGTCCACACCCTCTTACCGTTCACCCGCCGCAACCGCAGCCCCGCCCGTCTGTTGCGCTCCCTTACCTCCCACAGCGCTTTCAACTTAGTTAGGCGGTAGATCGGATCGGTTGCGTAAAGATCGCGCCGTCTGGTTGCTCGGCGGTCGTTGTCGAAGAGGCGGTAATCATGGTCGGCGTCGGTCATTTTCCATCTCCAATTAGGTCCGCATCGGTCGCTTTGTACACACCGACCACGGCACTTTCGCAAACATCTGTCATCAAGGCGCTACCTACCCCTTATAGCCCCTTCTCCAGAGTTATTACTATTATTGATGATTGGGTGTGTACAGTAGTAAGAAACGGCTGTTTTCCGCCAAATTTTGTGTACACACCCCCGTGGACATTGGGTGTGTACAAGAGCCGTTTTGGTGTGGACATAACTAAATCAAATTTGGTTAGTCGGGCGCGCAAACAAAAACGGGTGTGTACAAAACCCCTGTACACACCCGTTGTCCACACCCAAAAGGCCATTTGTACACACCCGTTTTAGTCGGGATAGACCCACACTCGCACGCTCTTCCGGCTCCCATCCGGCTGTATAATTTTAGGCGTTCGCTGCACCCATCCAAGAGCCGACATGATCGTCGCAATCCGCGTTTTCGAGAACCCGTCCTGCCGTTCCAGAGGAAGCTTGATGACGTTCGAAAGGATCTGGATGGAGGTGTATTCGATGCCTCGCACGATCGTATCCGAGATATGATCCTGCCACGGATCGATTGAGACGCGCTCGACCTGTTCAGCCCCGGCCAACAGACTGTCATGCTCGTTCAGCCACCAGCGTTCTTTGCTGCGGTAACGCTCGACCGCTTCAGCCCACAACTGGTCGCGCTTGCGGGTCAGCTTCTCCATGTCAATCCGCGTGCATGTGACAGGCCAGTAACGACGGTTGCCGGTCGGGTCACTCAGATAGCCGGTGTCGGACTTCGGGTTGACGGATGCGGCTAGAACGCACTGGCGGGGAGTCTCGACGGTATGCCGTCCGTAGGATGGGCGCACTTTATCCGTCTGCATGGTGATAATGGCCTTGACCAGATCCACGTCAGCGCGCCGAATGGATGACAGTTCGGCAAACTCAACAACCCACTTTCCCTGGATCTGCTCGACGAAACGCTTATGGTCGCGAAGCTCGTTGACCATCTCCGTGAAGTTGTCCGCACCGAACAGCACACGAAGCGCGGTGGACTTGCCCAAATTTTGGGGGCCTTCGAGAACAAGCATGTTGTCCATCTTGCACCCCGGCTCGTAGATGCGGGCAACGGCGCCGATCATCCACTTAGGTCCGATCATCTGTTCGTATTCCGTGTCAGGCGTACCGAACAGGATGGGCAGAAAGCGGTCCAGCCGAGTCACACCATCCCACTTCAGCGCGTCAAGATAATCGCGCACCGGGTGATAGCTGTTGTCGATCCCCAGGCGCGCAACGGCGGTTGGAATGTCGTTCTTGTTGGGCTGGAACCCGGCCTGCTCGATAACGATCTGGATATCGACGTAATCGGTGTCGCAGATCGGTGTCCCGCGCCATTCGGTGTTGCCGGTCATTTCGTTAAGCCGGATTGCCTTGCCCAGCGTGGGAAGGTTCCGCAGGTACATCATCAGGTTGTAAAGGGTTTTCTTCTCGCCCTTTGACCCGATCTGGAGGCGCCCTCTCCAAGCGTTGAGTGGCACGACATCAGCTTGCATTTAACTGCTCCATGACATGGGCAACGGCGTCATCGCCGGTTCCGTCTGTTGATCTTGCGAGAATGTACAGCCCACCGGCTGCGTTGAGTGCGCGGGCGAAGTTCTGCTGTTTCGGGCGCCATGCGTCTTTGCCGACCTTGGCCTCTATCCCGATCATGCGTCCGTTGGGTTTGAGTGCCAGCAGAATGTCGGATGAACCGGGCAGGCCGTAGCGGAGCATGCGCCCTTCGATACGGGCCGCGCCTGTCGCGTTAGACCACGTGAGGCCATGCGGGGATACCGCCAGCATCAGCCGTTTAACCAAATCCCCGTGCGTCATCGCGATGCCCTCCACTGCTGGCGTTGCTTCATAATGTGGCCAGCCCACTGAACCGGGTGCTTATATTTGCGGGACCGTCCTAATGCGATAAGATCGTCGAGCGTCTTAGCCGACTTAAGCTCGTCCTTCTTTTTCGCACGAATCGCGTCAAGATCTACCGCTTCAAGTTCGGCGTCAACGTATTCCACATCACGCCCGCCAGTTGGATAGACATAGCCGCAGCCCGGGCACGTAGATTCGGGCGCATGAACCCGGTAGCAATCGGGACACTGCTTAGTCGAAACCTCCGACTTTGCGCCCTTCTTTTTCTTCGGACGGTCCTCCAGGTTCCATTCGCGCTCATCATCAGGAAGCCCGTGCCGCATGGCGTTACCAGCGTGATCGAGGATAATCGCCCCGCCACCATCAGCCTTGGGACGCAGCCCCCGCCCGATCTGCTGGAGATGTAGCGACAGGGACTGTGTGGGACGCAGGAGAATGACAGCCTCCACGGCTGGGACATCGAACCCCTCGCCAAACAGATCGGCGTTGCTGAGCACCTGTATGGCCCCGCTGGTGAAGTCAGCCACGATCGCATCGCGCGTGCTCGGATGCGTGCTGCCATCAACGTGCGCCGCTGATATGCCAGCCTCATTAAATTACTCGGCAACGTGCTTGCTATGCTAGATCGACACCGCGAACACGAATGCG